AGCAACAGTTAGCTCTTCGATTTTTGATGTTAATTCTGCGGCATTAACTTCAGCAACTGGAGCAACTTCAGTTTGCTCTGTTACTGTTTCTGCCACTACTTCTGCTACTGTTGGAACTTCTTTGGTTTCCATCTCTGTCTCTGTATTAGCTGAACTCATAATTAAAGTCTCCGATTGTATATTGGATTGAAAATTTAATACACCTGAATTGACAATTTCTTCATTTTTTTCTTCAATATTATCATTACTAGCAACTGCATTTACTGGAACTATTATGTTTTTAGAAAAAATAACGCTATCTTCGTTGGCCGGTCTGTTCACAAAACCCTTACCGGTAAAGGTGATATTTCTTAAAACTCTACCAATTTTATAGTTCTCGTGTTCTCCGACTCCTCCATATGATCTTAAAAATTTTGTTAAATATGCAGTATCTTCATTTCGTCCAAGAACATGATATTGACCAGTGCCATTATCTAATAAGCCATAATCAAACCCCTTAAAGAAGCACTCCATACTAACATATTTAGTTCCGTCTTCTATTTCTGATATTAATTTCATGGATCTTTCGCGTAAATTTTCGTCGCTAAAACCCTTGTATATAACTGATCCTGTTAAAATGTGATATTTTTCAGGAAGATTCTCTATTGGGGTATTTTCGTCAATTAAAATTCCATCTTCTGTTATGGGCCAATTAGAAACAATATGACCGATAATAGAGTGCTCATCATGCTCAAGATTAGTAGGTTTATGTTCTGGGGTATTTTTAGCATTCCATACTTCTACCTTGTCAAAAATGTCATCATTTTTATTCCAAGATGACGAAACTAAAATAGATTGAACATAATATAGGTCTTCATCATCAAATGACGCTATGCTTTTAAAGTATTTTGAATCTTTTTTGGAGCCACCATATGGCTCAACAACACAAGCATATGATATAGAAGCAGAGGCTTTAAGAGACTCTTCTAATCCATCAAGTTTTTCTTGCTCATATATTTTCATATTATTTAACCTTTTATTTTGGTTAGTTATCTATTTCGTTATACACCATAGAATAAAAAGAGGCTTTAGCTTGCTTAGTTTCATCAACAGAAAGTTCTCTGCCTAAATCTGACTGTAGAGCTTTTAGCCATAAATAATAGTTATTAAGATAAGGACTGGTTGTTGATGCTATAAGATTTATAGTATTATCTTCACTTAGCGCTGAAAATGGACTAATTGATAATAGCACATTTGTTTTTATGCTTTCTAGTTTTTCAGATTCTATATTACTTAAGCTTCTTAGATTTTTCTTATTAAAAAACTCTAACACTATAGGATTAATTATTTCACTAATTTTATCCTGTGCTCCTGATGCCCACATGGATAATTTGGCGCCAGTCTGAGGAGAAAACTTTTTAGTCTTTCTTTTTTCTGTATCTTTGGACAACTTCGGGCGACCTTCTCCGGACTGCTTAGGCAATGAAGAAGTTTTTGGAGAACCATTACCTCCAACTGGCACTCCTGGAGTTTTCATTTCTAATGCGGGTTTTTCCCCACCCTTTTTCTTGTCTAGTTCTAAACCAACCTGACTTGGGGCAACTACTCCTGTTTGTAATGCTATTTTCTTTAATGAATTCTCAAACTGAGGATCAAACCACGGACCAGATTTAGCAACCATTCTATTACTATCTCTTTCTCGACTCTCTCTATTAAGTCTTGTTTTCTCCATATCAGGATCAAATCCAAATTTAGTTTGTAATAACTCATCACTAATAAGATTACGATCAGCCAACTGAACCAATAAAGCTTTTTCACTATCTTCGTTGCTTAAATCCATTTTATCAAATTCTAATTTAGCAGGGTACTTGAAACCCATTGCTTTCTGAACAAGAGCAATTTCTTCTTCCCAAAATTCTATTAATCTGTCTCGACCATATTGAAGTCTTTGAGTAAGGGTCTTTAAGCTAATGAAATTATTTGTTGTTCCTGCTGCACCAAATGTTCCTGTTAATGTAGGAGGAATACCTAATCCTGCATATATTGCATTAAGGTGGGGAATATATTTGCCTTCTCCCAAGAAATTATGAACATTGGTATTGCTTTCCATTAATTCTATATCTGGCCCCCAAATCAAATCCATGGTTCCTCCGCCAACATTATTACCAAGGATCTGGGCAAGTTTGGATGTGGCTGCTTTGGTTGGAGCAATTTTATGCTCTAAGCTACCTAATTTAAAAATTCTAATATTACTAATAGCACCGTCAAGAGCTGCCATGTCAGCTAATTTAAGCTTCTCAACAACTGTAATATCGTCCATGATAGCATAGATCATAGGATATGCCCATGCTTGCCAATCGTCTTTTTTATAATGAAATACTAGTGTCTTATCGTAATCAAGAGGATATGGTTTCTTGTTTTTAGCAGCTTCTATGATTTGTGCAGGTAGGTTCTCGATAACTCTCTTTTCGTTTTCTGTTTTGGGATTATTAATAACCTTGCGTAATGAGGCTGGTAAAATTAATTCGTATGTTTTATTGTTTAAGAATGATGATAATGCACCAGCAGATACCTCAACGCAAACAGGATCTATAAAAGTATATTTCCATGGGATTTCTCTTTTTTCAACACTAATTTCTGGAAGTTCATTCAGCTGCATGTCTGCTGTTCCAAGGGCTTTATATAATTTATCAGCAACTTTTATGCTTATCTTTGCTGTTCGTCTGTCTATAACTATGTTGCCGCTTTTATATAGATTATTAAGAAATCTTTCGCTACGATCTTTGCCATTTATCTTCTTAAACCATCTTCTATAAAATCTTTCTATTCTTTTATTTCTATGAACTAAACGGATACCCTGACTAGCAAAATCGCCCATAAGATCTATTACGTTTTTTACTAATCCCACCCTTTGATAAATTCGCTCTGCTCTTTGTAAGATCATTTTGATCTCATTAGGAGGAGCCTCTTGTGGTCTAAATGTATAGTAATCGTCTTTTGTTAATCCTGGGCGACTTCCAGTAAGACCATCTAAACTAGAAAAATCAAGACTATATCTTCTTCCTCCTGCGGTTGCCTTTTCTACCAGAGTAAATTCGTCTAGTGATGCCCCAGCAGTTTTTAAAGCTTCTTGTTTACTTAATAAATCATCACCCCATGTTACATAAGCTTCTGGTGGTGCAGTGTTAGATGTGCCTAAAACTTCCTCTTTTGTTCTTTTTTTATTGGCCATAATTGTTAATTCTAATGTAATGAGATTGTAAAGTGATTACTGATTTAATAATACACTTTATCTATAAATTCCTGTATATACGTCATCATTTGCTCCGTTAACAAACCATTCTGGTCCTCTGTACATATTGCCATTGTTTTTAACCGAGTCTTTAGCGTTGGCTCCTATTATATCATAATCAATAGGTTTTAGGCTTTTATTAAGTTGTCTTGCTAACATATTGGCAATAATTAAAGAACTATAGCGGTCCTTTCGTAATCTTCCTTTTCTTCCTTGTCCTAGTTTAGTTTCTGGTGTGTCCCAGCGATCTCTAGCGTTCGGTCCTTGACTAGTTTGTGTCATGACTATGGTGGTAAGCTCATTTTTTAATTCTTCAATTTCTAATATGCATTCGCTAACACTATCGTATAATGGATTTAAATCTGTTTCCAATATGCTTTTGCCTTCTCTTTCTATAGCTAGTCCTAGAGTTAAGTTGTCAAACGCAGGAAATAATAAAGCCTTATCTTCTAAATCTTTTCGCAACCCGTGATTGGCTTGACTTGTCCATTCAGCTTTTGCAAACTGTATTAATTCTAAAACATGCAATCCTGGTTGATCATCCGTGTCTTTACTTTTATCTTCAATTGTTGGCCAAATTAATATTTCTCCTTCCTCCAGCTTATTTGGATCGTGCAGCGATTCTTCAATAGCCACACCACCTCCTTGAGCGTCCATCCCTATTTTAATGGGCTTAAACGTTTTCATCAAATTTCTAATTTTACGAGCACAGAAACCATAGAAATCATGTTCCGTTATGAGTCCGGTTTTTTGGCGCTCTTTAAAATTAGCTCTATTAGTAGTCCAGCAATACACGATCTTGGAATGCGTCGGATTAACTTCCAATACAACTATACTAAAATTATCTTGCTCACTAGCAGGATCGATACCATATACATATTCTTTATTAGGGTCTCCTTTTGTTATGGCGTCGAACATTACTGGTTTTCCATCTATGATTATTTGGGTGTTGGACACCACGCAACTTTCTATTAAACTTCGTCTAAAAAATCCCTCACTATCTTTTACGAAACATGCAGCATATTCCATATTGTATATACCGCTATGTATTGTAGCTTTAGCTCTACTAACTTGTTTATCATCCATGAATCCTTTTGGAATAAGCTCATAAGGAATTCGAATAATACTATAATCTTTCCAGTTAAAGCTATCAGGAACTTCTCCTTTGAATATGTCTTCAAGTTTTCTTTTGTCCCCTTTGCTTTCTATGATAGCCTTATATCTTTTCCAATAACTAGCAAAGTGTTTAAAGTCATAGTCTGCTGTGCCACTAATTATAGCTTGATTTCCCATTTTAGTATTTAGCACTTCTAGCTCTTCATTCCATATTCCTGCTTCTATCATTGCGTTCTTTTTAGCTTCTTCTTTAACATTTTGAATAGGACTAGCAGATACCGCAGCGAATCCGGAAACTACTGTTTCGTATATATCTGGTGATATGGATGCAAATTCGTCAGCAATAATAATATGTGCTCTCAAACCTCTAATCTTGCTTCCGTCGCCCATAGGGATAGCAATCGTCCAACTGTCACCTAGTCTTATAGTGCATCTGTCTACGTCTCTTCGCGGACCATCGTCGTTACCATTAAAGATACTTCTTAATATCGGACTACTACGCCAAATGGTTTCCATATATTCGAAAATAATTTTACTTTGACGAAACGCGGCGCCTACTACAACTATTTTTGTTCCTGGACAAAATGTACATTTGATAATACAATACAAAGCCATTAAGAACGATTTACCCCAGCCACGACTAGCGATATACATTGGAAATGGTCTTATCCAAAATTCTTGTAATATTAAAATTTGCATAGGATGCAATTCAATATTGAATAAAAGCTTCACCATACTACCAATATACTTTGGATCTTTTAAAACTTTCATCAGATGAAGATCAGGCAGTTCAATATCTCTTTCTGATCTATTGATCATCACATTTTTATTGATTTTAAGTTGACTTACGTCGCCCAGACCTAGCCAAGCGTCATCAAAAGATATCTTATTTAACGATTCAGCGATCTG